CGCATGCCCGAGGCCTGGCGGCAGTTCGACCACCGGGACTGGTTCACCGACCTGATCCGGCTGGCGGACATCGCCGAACTCCTCCTCGACACCCTCCGGAGAGTCTTCCGCTCCCAGGACGCCCTCCGCAGCATCTCCGCCAACCTCGCCCGCCTAACCGAAGCCAGCCGAGACGACACCACGGAATAGTCCGCGGTTTGTAGGATTCCCACAAACGGAGGTCCCATGCACAACTGGTCCTGCCCGATCTGCGGGCGCCCCGCCGCCAGCCCAGCCGACGCCCTCGCGCACGGCCGCGAGCAGCACCCGGCCGTCCTGCCAGCGGCCCGCACCATCGCCCAGCGACTCGACCTCATCGCCACCCTCGCCGACGAGGCCCAGCTCACCATCGGACACCCCAACCCCGACGGCCCCCAGCGGGCCAGGCGAGGACACGCGCCAGCCGGGCGCGCCCCCGCCGACCTCGCCGCCCTCGACCTCGCCGCCCCCGCCGACGACGACCACCCCGACCGTCCACTCAGCCTGCTCGTCGAGTGCTCGCGGCTCTGCTGGGACGCCACCCCGCTCGACGTCCACCAGGCCCACCCGCAGCCAGACCCGCCCTGCACCCTCGCATCCGAGGCCCGCTGGCTCGCCCAGCTCTGGCCCGCCGCACAGCCCTGGCTCGATCTGGTCGACTACGACTGGATCGACGACAACACCCGCGCCATCTGCGCCCAGCTCGCCGCCGCCACCCGCACCAGGCCCAGGCCAGTCCACCACTGCCCGGCCTGCGGAGAGCCACTCGCCGAGGCTGCCGGAGGCTGGCTGTGGTGCCGGGCCTGCGGCGCCGAGCACCCCGGCCCAGAACGCCTCGCCGAGCAGTGGCGCCGCAAACCGCCCATGGCCACCGCCGACCTCGCCGCCGCCCTACACATCAACCCCAACCGCATCCACACCTGGCGGTGGCGAGGCCTCATCCAGCCCGACCACACCGACGCCGGCGTCGCATACTGGCGGCCCCTCGACGTCATCGCCCTGCTCTGGCCCGAAACCCTGGAGGCCGCGTGACACGCCCGGCGCGCCACGCTTGAACCGGCCGCGCAAACAGGTATTCTCTCAACCGAGCGCACCGCTATGCCCACCGACAGGCGGGGCGCGAGAGAGAGGCCCAAGCCCAGCGCTTGGGCCTTTGCCATGCCAGGGGTTCCTTTGCTGGTTTCCTTCCCTCTGGCCATGCGCGATGAGCAGGCCGGCCGCCCGGTCCCTGGTCCACCCGGCGGCCGGCCACATCACGGAGAGGGTGCGATGGCCACCAGCCGCACCGGCACCGCCGCCTACAAGCACTGGAGGCGGCGCGTCCTCGCCCGAGGTCAGGCCGACGGCGTCACCAGCTGCCCGATCTGCGGTGTCCAGCTCGACTACAGGCGCGGGCGACAGCCCAACAGCGCCGAACCCGACCACATCCTCGCCCACCGGTGGGGAGGTCGCGAGACCGCCGAGAACGGCCGCGTCTTGTGTCGCCGCTGCAACCAGTCCCGCGGCGACGGAAGACGAACCGCAACACCAGAACCGAAACGGACCACAACCGATTTCGCCTGGTGACACGAAACCGGACCCTGGGGGGTATGCCCCCTCCCCCTACCCAGGGCGCCCCTCATGTGCAAAGCGAAATACCCCCCCGGCTTGAACGCCTGGCCCGACTAGGGGGAACATCAATGGCCCGCAAGAAGACCCCCGAGCCGCCCGCCGAGCCACCCTTCGACCCCCGGCAGGAACGCCGGGAACTCCTCGACCTGGCCGTCGAGTCGATCCACGCCGCCGACCCGGCATCCCGCGGCCCGCTGCTACGGGAGGCTCGCGCCCTGGTCGCCGAGCTCGCCGCCGACCCGGCCACACCCAAGCAGGAGCAGGAGGAGGCCAAGGCCAATGGCCTCGTCGATTTCCAGTCCCGGCTGGCCGCGAAACAGTCAAGTGCCGCGGCTTCGTCTCGCGGCCGCGCGGCGCGCTAAGACGTTCGGCCCCGAGGCCTGCCAGCTGGCCGCCGACTACGGCCTGACCGCCGACCCGTGGCAGGAGCTCGTCCTGTCCGACTGGCTCGCCGCTGACCGTCGCGACCAGTGGAAGACCATGACTTGCGGTCTGACCCTGCCGCGGCAGAACGGGAAGAACGCCTGCCTGGAGATCCGGGAGCTGTTCGGTGTCGTCGGCCTCGGCGAGAAGATCCTGCACACCGCCCACGAGGTGAAGACGGCGCGGAAGCACTTCAAGCGCCTCAAGTACTTCTTCGGGGACCGGGCCAATGACCCGGCCGCCAAGTTTCCCGAGCTGAACGCCCTGGTTGCGGCCGTCCGTAACACGAACGGTCAGGAGGCCGTCTACCTGACCAACGGTGGCTCCGTCGAGATCGTCGCCCGATCCCGCGGCTCGGCCCGTGGCTTCACGGTCGACGCCATCATCATCGACGAGGCCCAGGAGCTGTCAGACGACGCCCTCGAAGCCCTCATGTCCACGACCTCGGCCGCGCCGCTCGGCAACCCGCAGATCATCTGGACCGGCACCGTGCCAGGCCCGAACTCGGTCGGCGAGGCGTTCACCCGGCTGCGCAGGCAGGCCATCGACGAGCGGCCGCGCGGCCTGTGCTGGCACGAGTGGAGCCCCGACCCGGGCAGCCCCCTCGACCCCGACGACTGGGGGCTCGTCCGCGCCGTCAACCCGGGCCTGGAGTCCGGCCGCCTGCTGGAGCAGGTGATCCGGTCCGAACGCAAGAGCCTCTCGGAGGCCGGGTTCGCCCGCGAACGGCTGGGCCTGTGGCCGGCCGGGGAGGGCGCCCGCCGGGCGATCAGCCCCGCCCTGTGGGAGGCCACGGCTGCCGCACCGCCCGACGACGGGATCCGCTCCTTCGCCGTCGCCTTCAGCGCGGACGGCACCCGCCAGGCTCTCGCCGGCGCCGTCAAGCACGACGGCGGCGTCCACGTCAACGTGATAGGCGCCTACACGGGCACCGCCGACACCGGGGTGGCAGCCGTGGCCGACTGGCTGGCCGCCAGGTGGCGGCGCACCGCCGCCATCGAGGTGCTGGGCGGCGCAGGCGGCCCGGCCCTCGCAGACGCCCTGCACGCCCGGGGCGTGCCGAAACGCATCGTCCACCAAGCCACCACAGCCGACTACCTGACGGCCTGCTCGACCCTCATGGAGGACCTGCGCACCGGACTGGTCACCCACCCGGCCGACAGCAGCCCCGGCGACGCCCTCGACGACTCGGTGGCCGTGTGCGACCGCAAGCGCCGCCGCGCCGACGGCTCCTACGGGTGGGAGGCGACAACAGCCGACGGCGACGAGACACCACTGGAAGCCATCTCGATGGCCGCATGGGCGGCCAAGACCACGAGGCGCAGGCCGGGTAGAAAGCAGGAGGTGCTGGTGTGACCGCTTCGATCCGCGACCAACTCGCCCTGGCCCCCGTCATGCTCGCCCCGCCCCGCGTCGCAGGCCTCGACCCCGACGAGCAGCTGCTACTGGACCGGCTCTTCAAGCTGTGGGCCGCCAAGCGCCCGCGGAACCTACTGCGTCAGCTGTACGCTGACGGCCACGTCAAGCCGAAGAACCTGGGGATCAGCGTCCCCGATGACGTGGCCGAGATGCTCGGCGTGGTCGTCGGCTGGCCCGCCAAGGCGGTGTTCGGCCTCGCCGACCGGTGCATCTGGGATGGGGCGATCGGCCTGGACGGCTCCGAGGACCCGTTCGAGCTGGACATCATCCTCGACGCCAACCAGTTCGGCCTGGAGATCGACCAGGTCATCGCGTCTGCCCTGACCCAGTCGGTGGCGTTCATCACGGTCACCCCGGGGGATGCCACTGCCGGCGAGCCCGAGGTGGCCATTGCCGGGCACTCCGCCCAATGGGCCTCGGCCCTGTGGGACCGCCCCAGGCGCCGGCTTCTGGCCGGTATGACGATCAACGACGTCGACGGCCAGGGGCAGCCCGTCTCGCTCACCCTGTACACGGCCAGCGAGGTCGTGCACTGCGCCACCGCCGGCGCCGGCTGGTATCCGGCTGCCGTGTGGCCCCACCGGCTCGGCCGCGTGCCCATGGAGGCCCTGCCGTACGAGCCGTCCCTGGACAGGCCGATGGGCCGCTCGCGGATCACCCGCGACGTCATGTCCATCACACAGCGGGCGATGCGCACCATCCTGCGCGAGGACATCGCCCAGGAGCTGTTCACAGTGCCGGGCATGCTGCTGCGCGGCGTCGACAAGGAGACCTTCGAGCAGATCCACTCATGGACGTGGCGAGCCGGCGCCGTGAAGGGTATCAGTCGCGACGAGGAGGGCGACGTCCCCGAGGTCGACTGGACGCCCCAGGCGTCGACGCAGCCCTTCGTCGAGCAGTTGCGAGAGCTGGCCGCCGAGTTCGCCGGGGCGACCAGCCTGCCGCTGAGCTCCCTCGGGGTCATCCAGGACAACCCTTCCAGCGCGGAGGCCATCGCCGCCGCGAAGGAAGACCTCGTCATCAAGGCGCAGCGCTCCTGCCGCACATGGGACAGCCCCATCGCCCGCGTCTACCAGGACGCGGTGATGATCCGCGACGGCCTCGCCGAGGCCCCGGAGGAGCTACGGCGGGTCCGCACCCGCTGGGGCGACCCGGCCAAGCCATCCGTCGTCTCCCAGGCCGATGCAGTATCCAAGCAGATCGCCGCGATCCCCTGGATCGGCGAGTCCACCGTGGCGCTGGAAGCCCTCGGCTACAGCGAGGGCCAGATCCGCCGCCTGCTCGCCGACAAGCGCCGCGCCGAGGCGGGCGCCACCCTCGACAAGCTGGCCGCGCTAGCCCAGCCGGAGCAGCAGCCGGTCACCGAGGAACCCGAGGCGGAGGCGCCCGGCCAGGGGGGGCTGACGACATGAAGGCCCGCTTCGACGCCCTCGGCGTCGCCGTCCGGGCGGGCGTAGACCCGGCGGACGCTGCCGCCCGGCTCGGCCTCTCTGGCATCAGGATGACCGGCGCCGTGCCCGTGAGCCTGCGGCTGCCCGAGCAGAGGGCCGCGGGGCTGGAAGAGACCTGACCCGTGGTCGGCCGACGAGACATCGACCGGTACACGAGCGCCATCGACGTGGCCGTCAAAGCCGCCGAACGGCAGCTCGCCGGCTTCCTGGCCGGCCTCGACCTGTCCCAGCCGGGCGCCATCGACGCCCTGGCCGCCTACGTCGAGGCCCTGGCCCAGCAGTACGGGACGGTCGCCGCCGCGGCAGCCGCCGACTGGTACGAGGAGCTGCGCGCCGCCGACGGCCTCACCGAGGGCTACGCCGCGCTCGTCGACGACATCATCGACAGCGCCCGCATCCAGCACTCGACCCGCTACCTGGCCACCAGCGGAGACCCCCAGACGCTCGCCAGCCGCCTCGGCGGCCTGCTCCAACGACACATCTGCGGCGCCGGACGCCAGACCGTCAACGCCAACATGGACGCCGACCCTGCCGACGTCCGCTACGCCAGGATCCCGCGAGGCCCGAAGACCTGCGCGTTCTGCTCCATGCTCGCCTCCCGCGGCTGGGTGTACCGGTCCAAGGAGACGGCATCCCAACGCAAGCGCGGCGGCCGCTACCACGACCGGTGCGACTGCGCCATCGTGCCGTCATGGGGGCCTCACGCGCCCAGCATCGACGGCTACGACCCGGACGCGCTGTACGAGCAGTACATGCAGGCCCGCGACGCCGCCGGCACGGGCGACGAGTCCGCGATCCTCGCCGAGATGCGCCGCCAACACCCCGACCGGTACACCGACGGAGTGAAGCCTGGGCAGTCCACTCTCGTGACGCCCCTCGGCGAGAGGATGGACGACCGGGCTGGCATCTTTGACCGATCCAGGGTGAAGCACCTTGAACAGCACGAGATCGACGCCGCCAGAGCTATCGCTTGGAACGGGTACAACGTGACGGCAATCCCGCGCGGTGACCAGCGGAGTCCAGACTTCGACATCGGCGGCGTCAGGTGGGAGCTCAAAAACCCGAAGGGAAACTCGGCCACCACCATGGCGAACCAGCTCGACCGAGCAAATGGACAGAGCCCAAATGTGATCATCGGCCTAGCCAGGACCGCCATGAGTGAAAAGGAAGCAATAGAGCAGCTGAAGCAGGCCTGGTTGCATTATCCTGAGATCGAAAGAATAGTTCTTCTCACGAAGACGGGGCGGTTGAGGGAGGTGTCAAGGCCATGACAGAGTGCCATCTAATCAAGGTATGGGCGCCTAAGCCTGACGTCCTCAGTGGGATGGAAAGAGCCTCTGGCATCATCAGCCAGACTGGCCCCATCGCTCTCTTCGACGATGACCAGACGGCCCACGTCCATCAACGCATGGACCACAGCAGCGTTGTCATCTACACCAACGGCTCACGTGAGGTCCCCGACGCTGTCTATGCCTCTCTCGTCGCACACCTGCCCAGGGTTCGCATTGAGCACTACGACGACGACGACAACCTAGTCCACGTCCAGGCTGCCGCCTAAGACGGCGTCCAGCCACCTCAGCCCCGCACCACCTTCGGCGCGGGGCTTTCCCATGCCCGCCGCACGGCCGGCTCTCCACCATCCGCACGGAAGGAACTCGCCATGCCCAACGACACCG